TTGATTATCTGCAAAATACTTAAAGTTATCATAACTAATATCCATACATTCATGAAACTTTCCATCATATTTTGCTCTAGGTGGTATATCTAAATTAACTCCTAAATCACAATTTGCTTCTAACCAATCAAATATAGTTTTCTTAAATGATGGGTCCCATTTAATTGCTCCTGTAGCTAATTGAAACCCTCCGGAATCACCTAATACTAACACGTCATCATCTAATCCATATCTTTGTCTTGCATCTGCCCATTTATAATGATGTCCTGCAGTAATTAGAAAATATGGATGTCTCCATCTTTCAGGAAAATCCTTATCATAAAATCTACAAGAGAGTCCTGGTTTAACTTCTTTGTTCTTTTTAAAATCTCCTGCACAACCTCCTGCAGATAATGATGGGTAATAAATTAAATCTTTCATATTATTTTTCTTGTTCTAGTAATGATTCACATAATTCTTTTTCATGCCAAATACATAATTCATTTTCATAATCATTGGCAATAATATAACCTTCCATTTGTCTTCCTAAATCTGATCTATCAACTATATGCGGATGAACTTTAGGTGTTTCTAATGCATCTTCAATTGTTTCTAATGCATCCTGAACATCAAATGGTTTATACATTCTATCTGCATCTATAAATTCTGGAAAACTTCTAAAATATGGAAATACTATATCAGCACCAAATGCAGTTGATTCAATAACTGTCCAGGATACATAATCTTGTAATGCAGAATTAAATTGAATTTTACAAGTTGCTAATTCTGTATAATATTCTTCTTTTGTTAATCCCGTCATTAATTTAAATCTAGGTTGTTCATCAGCTAAATCTTCTAATGCATCTACGACGCCTGGTAACATACTTTTGAATCCTTTTCCTGATGTAGTTACGTGCCATTCATAATCTGGGTGATTAGCTAAAAATGCTTCTGCAACTTTCATCATAAAGAAAGGGTTCTTCTCTTTATCTAATCTAGATGAATATACAATTGTATTTTTCTTTGTATATTCTCCTGTTGGTAGTTTTTCTAATGTTGCTTGTTTATGTATTGGTAATGAAACAACATGTATTGGAGCTTCAAATCCTGCCGCTCTTAATTGTTCTTTATGAATAGAACTTCCTACAAATATACCAGTTAATCTTTTATCTAAACCTAATTCATATGGTCTCATCCAATCCTTCATAGGATATGTAAAATCATATTCATCTACTGATTGTGCATGTAGCATTGTATATACCTTTACGTTCTTATAGCCATATAGGTCTAATGCATACCAAATGGCTTCGACTCCTGGTGTCCAAAAGTCTTGCAAGAATATTATATCACCATCTTGGACTTTGTCATCATACAGCATTTGTAAAAAGTTTTGGCATTGAGATAAACTATATTTTCCTCTGCCGATTGCATCTAATACTGCGCCAACTTTAATCTCACAATCTGGGTCAAAGTCTCCTTCTACATCAATAAAATTTAACTTGTCTTCATACCGTTCAAATGTTTTTGGCATCCATTCTTTACATAACTGATATGTATACCTTGCTTTTAATGGCTCTAGGCCAAAATAAAATAAATTTCTTTTCATAATTTTTTATTCTTTAATTCTATCAAATTTATAATCATCTGGATTAATCTCCATCATATTACATTTCGTGATTTGATGTACTCTATACCAACCTGCATCTATAGATAATGTATCTGTCTTTTTAAGTTTTGATACATGAACATCTGGTATTCTATATATAACATGAGCTCTATTGAAAATAGACATTGGAATCTTTTCCATTGTCTTTTCATTAGCTTCTATTGTGACATATTGTTTAGTTTCTAGGATATCATGTATTTCATCCCAATTACCATGAACACATGCCATTTCAATATATTCAATTGTAAAATAGATATGTGGATACTCTTTATAGTTTTTAGGTACTTGTCCTCTAACAAATACCGTTTCTATATCAGATAACCTACCTTCTACTTCTTTTCCATACCAATAACTTTTTCCGTACATATTCTTATTTTAATTTAATATAATAAATCTTTTGCAAACAACCAAATAATTTCATCTAAAAGTTAACTAAACTATTTAGTTAATCCTTTTACTAAATCCTTATTCGGATTGATTGTTTCATCCAATTTATGGACTTCAGACCAAACGTTATCAAAACGTCTATCTGTACTGCTTTCAACTTGAACTTGATATTCATCTATTCGTCTGTTAATAGAGTTATCACCTTCTTCTCGATCATTAATTTCTGTGTCAATTTGTCTTTCGAATTGTCTTTCAAAATCAATGAGTTCCATTCTTAATAGCTCCAGATCATTGACCCTTCTGCTCAACCTTATCACACCCGCGACCGCATACGCTAACGCACCCACTCCAAGTGTACTTAAAACTGTTAAAATTGTTTCCATATTGTTTCTCTCTTATTTATCTAATTGATGGAATCATTTAATTGAATGCAAAAAACTTTCCTAAATTATTATTTTCTGGGATTCTACCCCAATTCATTGCTCCATAAAAATCATTCAATTTGTTAGCAAATGCAGATGTAAATACTTTATTATAATTTATATTATCCTGCACAAATTTTTCTATTGGAGTTGGATCTTCAAATCCTTTCATTGCTATTGTATCTAAGCCCATATTATTAGGTATAAGATATGTCCATTTTATTTTTTCACCGTTAATGATCTCTCGAACATTTTTCACTTTATGATGTTTCAACATATCATTATAATTTAATGCCGATTTAACATGTACTGGAGTTCCTTTCATTCTTACTGCAAACATGCCATCACCCTTTCTTTGCCATTTTTTAATATTCTTTACACCAATCGGAAACATAATATCAATTAATGGTAATGTTTTCATATACTCTTTGAAGTTAAGAATTTTATCATCAAGTTCTTCTTTAGTAATATCATTCAAAATATCCTCTAATACTTCAGCCATAAATTTTCTAAAGGCTGGTGGAAATGAAGACCTAACAACATCTAATCCTTTAACATCTAATTTTGATACGGTATGTCCTTCAATATTAATTATCCATTGTGCATACCTTTTCTTTGCTATCCATAAACCAGCCTTTGCAACATTTTCTTGTTTAATATCAAACTTATGAATATTTACATTATGAAATCTATCAGCATATATATCATATGATCTATTAATAAAATCCTGTACTTCATCTGCTACTTCAATTGTTTTATCCGCCATCCATTTTTCATCTGTTATATCAAACTTTGGATATCGGTGTTTTATAATTGGTAATGATGAAAAGAATGTCGAATCTGTATCAGTATAAATACAATAGTCTTTATTTTTACCTAATTCTTTTGTATAAAATTTATTACCAATATCTGCTGTAAATTTAATTAATTGTTGTCCAGTACTTGTAATGGCTACTGCATTATCTGGGTCATTGAATCTAAAAGTTGGATTACCTAAAACTCCATAAAATGAATTAAGAAGAATCTTTGTTACTAATTGTAATCTATCAAAATATTCTGCTTTGGCATCATCTCCCTCAGATTCATATTTCTTTCTTAAATTTTTATATTCAACTCTTTCTGCAAACCATTTTTCAAGTATAGATGATATAAAACCTTTTTGTTTAGTATCATATACAACTCCATTTGCTGCAATTGAATATTTATTTTCTGTTAAATATGATCTTAATTTTTCAGGCGATTCCCAACCGTCCTTATCCATTGAATATTCCATTGGAATATTTTTGATGTATTTATGTCCATCAAAGTCTTCAATCTTACCTATTTTAGTTTCTGGAGAAACGTTAAGTGTCATAATGATACTAGGATATAAAGATGTTAAATCAAGATCGTATACCCATTTATATCTACCTGGATTAGGTGCTTTTACAAATGCTCCTAATAAATCTACATGTTTTATTTCATCATGCCTAGGTTTATTAGGTGCAACAATTCCTAATCGTTTCATGTATGTTAATGCAGCTCCATCTAAATATCTAGTTGGAAATAAAAAGTCTTCATATGGAACATGTCCTTTATGACATATACCACGAGCTAAATCCATCAATTTCATTTTCTGGTCTATTTCATATACTAGATCAACATCATTCATATTATAATCAATATAACCTTGGATATCATTTTTCATCAAATCATCCAACGTTCCTTCATATTTCATTTTACCTTTACCTAATTCTTTTTGAGATATAGCTTCTAATGAATAACTAGACTCTTCATTATAAGTAAAGTTTTTATATAATGCCATATAATCTAAACATGATACTCCAGATATTCTATATCTATTTCTATGTTTTAACCAAATAACATCTTTAATAGGAGATAATGTTCTTGCTTGAGATTCTCCTAATATATGACATATTCTATTATATAAGTAAGGAATATCAAAAAAGTCAATATTCCACCCCGTAATTAATGTAGGCATTATCTCATAATATGTTACTAAAAATTTGGATAGTAATGTTGCTTCATCTGGACAAGATATTGTTTCGAAATTACCTTTTTTAGTTGAAGGAACTTGTCCTGCTTTATCTAATATCCATACAAATTTTTGATCTCCTGCTTCATCATAAATTGCAATTGAAGTAACTTCATTTTGAGCCTCTTCTGGAGTAGGAAATCCATTTTCTATATCCACCTCAATATCAATAAATAAAGTTCTATGGCCTGTTGATATCTCATCTGAATCTGTATATTGATCTATTAAAGTTCTTATTTCAGGGTTAAGATCTGATTCATATAATCCAGGAGCTTCTTGATCAGGATTCCATACTTTATCTACACGAGTTCCATCCAATGTTGTTAATGCACCAGAAGGATTCTTTGCGTATGCATATGGTTTATACTTTATCTTAAGGTGTCCCTTTACATCGTCCCATATATGGACTGTATTATTACGACGTTGATATGCTACTGCTTGATACATTAAACTAATTCTTCTATTATTCCAACCATTTCACTTAATATAAGAAAAATAACTGACATTACCAAATTAAATGGCAACAATCCATATCCTAATATTCTAATTCCTGATTTAATAAAACTTATAATCTGATGCTTTCTTGCATCTGGTAATTGTTGTTTATTATCTTTGGTCCATTTATCCGTTTTTCCGTTATAAAATCCTTGCATATTCTAATTTATTTTGTAAATATTTCTATAATTTCTTTTTAGTCCGTTATCATCTAAACCATAACCTACTACCCATTCTTTATCTATTTCAAAACAAAAATGATCTACTGGTGGACTATCTTCTTTTCTTTTTAATAAGGTAACTATTTTTACTGCTGCAGGCATCATATCATTAACTCTTAATAAAATTTCTAACATTGTTTTACCTGTATCAACTATATCATCAACAATATAAACGCTCCTGCCTTTACAATGTAACTCTAGATCTTTTGTAAATTTAACTCCGCCTGAATTATCTTTTCCTTCATATGATTTAGCTCTAATAAAATCTATTGATACATCTATACCCATATCTTTAACTAAATCTGTAAAGAACATGAATCCACCATTTAATACACATATCATTACTGGTGGTAATGAATCTCCTGAAGATTTATGTTCTTCTGATATTTTATGTGCCATTGCTCTGACACGTCTTTCTATTTTATATTCTGGTATTAATATTTTCATTTTTTGGTTTGTCCGTCACTAAATCCTGTTTTCCATCCATACCATAATAACCCTAAGAAAAATAATCCTGTAAATAATCCGTCCATTAATATCCTTTTACAAATTCATAATACTCATTTCTTGTAGCAGGATCATCTTTAAATGCACCAGTTAATTTACTTGTCTTCATACTCGCACCACCATGTTTAACTCCTCTACATTGCACACAATTATGAGTTGCATCAATCATTACGGCTACACCGTTATTATCTTCGATGATAGTATCCATTGCATTATGAATTGCAACTGTTAATTGTTCTTGTATAGCACCTCTTCTTGCAAAATGTTCTACTAATCTATTTAATTTAGATAAACCAATTACATGACTATCTTTTCCTGGAATATATGCAACATGTACTTTACCCATAATGGTTTGATGATGGTGTGAACACATACTAGTTAATGGAATGCCACCTTCAAATACCATACCATCATATCCATCACTCGGAAAGGTTGTTATACTTGGTGGAGCTTCATATCTTCCAGACCATAAATCATTTACATATGCTTTTGCAACTCTATAAGGTGTTTTATTTGAATTTGGGTCATCTTTCCAATCCACTTTTAATGCATCTAAAAACTTTCCAAATGCAACACCTGCATCTATAATCATTTTTGATTTTTCATCTTCTGTTAAAGGTCTACCTTTTGCAACACCATTTGCAAATCCTTCCTTTACTAATTCTAAATTTAATCTTTTCATATTGATTTCATAACTATTTCTGATTCTCTTACTAGAATATATCTTTTATCATCTAATGTTACCTCATTACCATTTTTACCTGATAATAATCTATTAGGAACTAATACAGTATCATCTTCTTTGCATGACATTGCAATTCTATCTCCTGTTTGAGTATATATTCCTGGACCTACTGCAATAACTTTTGCATACCCATATTCGCTTTCTGAACTCTTTAAGATTAATCCTGATTTTGTTTTTTCTTGTCTTTCTTCTGCTTTTAATAAAAGCTGGTCACCCATTGGTTTCATTTTCATAATTTTTCTTTTTTTTATTATACCATTCGTTCTGTATCATATGCTATAATATGATCTCTACCTGTCATATTATAACCATGTTTTGCTACCATTTCAAATACTTTAGGATACATTTCAAGTAATGTTTCTCTATTATCTCCTGCAGGCATTATATATGTTTTATCTTTAGGAGCTCCTATCAATGTTCTAAAATTTTCTATTTCTTCAAGATTTTCTTCTGTTCCATCCCATACTGGTTTGTAATGATAATCTTTATGAAACATTATCATTTGCTTCATTGCGTCAAGATTTAATCTTTTCTTATTATGAGTATCAATAAATCTTTGATCTACCACTCTCATTCCTGGAGTCATTATTCCTAATTTTGGACAACTATTTGCAAATTTAGGACTTAAACTAATTAAATCAATTGGATAATCTGTTTCTACAAAATGACTACCTTCAGTTTCAATTGTAAT